TTAGGCGCGGGAGCCGCTTTCTGGCGAGTTGGGATTTTGATTACTTCGGGCCTGAATCTGATTATCTAGTTCGCGAACTAGTTCGCTATATGTTTCGCCAAGGTCCGGCTGATAGTAACTGGGAGCCCCAAGATATCGCGCAAGGGCTCGATTGTAGTGCACCATGATGCCGGACAGGTGCCAAACGGCGGCGGCGAACTGCTGAATGTCCGTGCCCTTCATCCCGGTTTTACCCCGTCCGCCTTGCCAGCGTAGTCTGTCACCAAATGCCGGGGTGAGAAGCATGCGGTTGCCGGAGTTTATCAGCGAGCCGTGGGCAATTGCATTTCGCACTCCCTGCTTTCGCTGGATGCGTCCCTTGATCGTTGCCCAACGCGACGCGAGGGTTTCGTTGCCCGCCAACGTGAAAGCTACTAGATCGCCGACCAAACGGAGCCTAGTTTCGAAGTTGCTCGGGCTGTAAAAGATGATGCCGGCTTTGTCGTTGCCGTACGCGTTGAACGCCATAAGTGAGAAGCAATCGCTTAACCCTGATTCGAGCGCTGACCATGCAGTTGTTGCGAGACCAATCCCAGTTATGATGTCGTCTTGCTCTTTTCCGATGCGCTGGATCAACGCTTCCGTTTCTGGATCATGAGCCATGTCGAACCCCCCCAAAGACAAAGACCAGGAAAAGGGCGATGAGATATTGCGCCGCCTGCTGAAGACCCCGCCTGATCCCAGAGGCGGGAAGAAAAAGGGCGACGACCGAAGCCGCCGCCCCGCTTCAGATGAGAATGACAAAAAGGACAAACGCTAAGACCCGAAGGCATTTTGCGGCATCCACTGTCACCTCTATGTTGACCGATATTCGCTTCCGCATCGGGAAGGCTCCTATCGGGGTATCACCGGTGACAACCCCAAAAGGTTGAAACCATCCGGTCCATCGAAGGACATTCACCCGGTCCTTCATGGCAGCATCGGTGTACCATCCGCGTCACGTGCCACATCCGGTACCCCTGTGTGGCCCCGCTTCATGGCCGGGGTTTCTGCCTCACTTCGTGGGCCGAGTCCTGACGCCATGACCGGCACAGGCTGCGATCACTTCCCGCTTGGTTGCCCAGAGTGCCGCTCTGGATCAAGCAGACCGTCGCAGTGATTCGGATGGTACACCGCTCTATTTCTTGGAGTCGAATCGCTTCGACTTGCGCTTGTGGAGAAGCCTGCGCGCTTTCTGCTTACGAGTACGTGGCTTCACCAATCCGCCGATAAGTAAGACGCTTGTCGCGGGCACCACGGAGCAGGTCTTCGGCGCGCTCTGCATCGCTGATCTTGAGCGCGGCGCGGCGGTTGTAGCGGAAATCGAATTCGGCAAGGTAGCGGTGCAAGTGAGCCTCGCCGCAATGCTGGTAGACGCCGACCATGCCGCGCTTGAAGACGGAGAAGACGCTTTCAATCGTGTTAGAGTGGATGACCGCGCCGTCCTCGTAGCGAACGTATTCCCCGGCGGAATGCTTGGTGGTGCCGTGCTTGGCGTATTCCGCGCCGGTCTCTGTGTAGAGGCGGCTTTCGTCCGTGTAGAGGATGGACTGGCGATCAGCGTTGCGCACCAGCACTTCGCGCACAGTGGCCTTGGTGGCGTCATTCAGATGGAACATGCGGGACTTGCCGCCACGCTCGACAAGACCAACCACGATGCGCTTCTGTGCGCCACCGGCCTTGCCTGATTTTGTTGGCTTCCAGTTCTTGCGAGCACGCGGGCGAGCATAGTTGCGTGGTGTCTCGCGCTTGCCGATGTAGGTCTCATCGGCTTCGATGGTTTTACCTTCGCCACCAAGTGGGCCGGACGTGTCGTTGTCCTCCTTCATGGCTTCGCGAATGCGGTGTGCCATGAACCAAGCGGTTTTGTAGGTGACGCCGAGCATACGGTGTAGCTGATGGGCGCTCATGCCCTTCTTCGATGCGGCCATGAGATGCGAAGCCAGCACCCATTTGTTGATCGGAATATGGGAGCGCTCGAAGACGGTGCCGACCGTCACGGAGAACGGCTTGCGGCATTCATTGCACTTGTAGACGCCGGGGCGCGTGGATTTTCCCTGCATCTTCGTGATGCGGGCAGGATCGACGTTACCGCAATGCGGGCAGATAGGACCGTTCGGCCAATGGATGGCCTCCAGATGCTCGCGGGCCTTGTCGGCGTCGGTGTAAATTGGATTGGTGATGTCAAACATGGCTACGATTTTTACCCCTGAGCAGAAGGATCGTTTGCTTGAGCTAGAGCGTATTGCAATTGCTCGCTTAGACGCTCGCAGGCAGAGCGCGGCATCTGCACGCCAACCCGACCGTGAGTCACAGTCTCAAATACGATCACGGTCAAATCGCCAGCAACGACAACTTCCGCGTCGGTTGCTTCGTAGCGTATTGAGGTCTCTCGGTTTGACATGACGCACTCCCGACCAGTTGACTTAACCATAACAAATCAGCAGTGGTACGTCAAGTATATAATTAGGAATTTAGTCCTTGACACCGTAACGGCCCTTTGCTAGGGTTCAGGCATCGTCGGAAAAGTGGGTTCGGCGGCGGGAGCCGCTTTTGGGGGTTCGGTCGGTGGCCGGGCCTCGATCTTCTTTTCGGCTGGGTTTTCGTGAGCGTCGGCGCCTTGGGCTCCGGCGCTTTTTTGTTGCGCGGATTTCGGGGAGAGACGGGATGCCGTTGAGATATGTGCCGTCGATGCGCGTGAGCAGGAGGGCGAGGAAGGTCATGGAGAGTGGGCGGATAACGCCCGAGGACTTGGCCGAACTTACCGGACGGTCGGCAAAGCATTGGCTGAACGTCGCCAGGGTCGAGGGCTGGCGCATGGCGAATGCCGAGCGGCCTGACGAGAAGGCCCCCGAGCCACCTGCCGAGACGGACCCGGAGGCGCTGGAGACGCGGCTGCTGGCGCTCTCGGACGAGCTGGTGAGCGAATTGGAGGTGGCGGTCGGCGAGGGGCGGGCGTCCGGCAGCTACGACAAGGGGAGGATCGATGCGCTGTCTGCCATGCTGAGGATGGTCGAGAAGATCGGCGAGATGACCCGCGTGCCCGAGCGCGCGGCGGAAAGGCAGAAGAAAAGCGATGAAGAACTGGCCGCCACGCTCGCCCTTATCGATGCCCGTATCGTGGAGCTTGCTTGTGAACTCGCTGCCACCATGGGCTGTGGAGAACCTGACCCAACCGATGGCGGAGAGGGCGCTGGCTGAGTGGTTCGGCTTTGGACGGCTGCCGCAATATCCGGTGGGGGCGCGGCTTTGCGACACCTGGCTGGTGATGGGCGGGCGCGGCTCCGGCAAGACACGGCTGGGGGCGGAATGGGTGAACGGGCTGGTGCGGGGGCTGCCGCCTTTTTCAAACCATGAATATAAGCGCATCGCACTGGTGGGGGAGACGTTTGCGGACGTGCGCGAGGTGATGATCGAGGGGACTTCGGGGCTGCTTTCGATCTCGCGCGGAAACCGGCCGCGCTATGAGCCGAGCCGGCGGCGGCTCGTCTGGGACAATGGGGCGGTGGCGCAGGTGTTTTCCGCCGAGGACCCGGACAGCCTGCGCGGGCCGCAATTCGAGGCGGCATGGTGCGACGAACTTGCCAAGTGGAAGAACGGGGAAGCGTGTTTCGACATGCTGCAGTTCGGGCTGCGGCTGGGGAGCCGGCCCGTGCAGATGCTGACGACGACGCCGAAGCCGGTGCCGCTGATCCGGCGGCTGCTGGCAAGCCCGGACGTGACCGTGACGCGGATGCGCACGGAGGAGAATGCGCAGAACCTGGCGCGGCGGTTCCTGCGCTCGGTGGAGCGGAGCTATGCCGGCACGCGGCTGGGGCGGCAGGAACTGGACGGCGAACTGATCGAGGACCGCGAGGACGCGCTGTGGACGCGCGCGGAAATAGAGACGGCGACGGGGCGCTGGGGCGAGGCGGGTCCGTTGCGCCGCATCGTCGTGGCGGTGGACCCGCCAGCGAGCGGGCGGCGCACCTCGGATGCCTGCGGGATCGTGGTGGCCGGGCTCGGCGCTGACGGGGCGGCCTGGGTGCTGGAAGACGGCACGGTGCGGGCGGTGAAGCCCGAGGTCTGGGCGGCGCGGGCGGTCGCGCTCTATCGCCGGTTCCAGGCCGACATGATCGTTGCCGAGGTGAACCAGGGCGGCGACATGGTGAGAAGCGTGATCGGCACGGTGGATGCCACCGTCCCCGTGAAGGCGGTGCGGGCGAACCGGGGGAAATGGCTGAGGGCCGAGCCGGTGGCAGCGCTTTACGCGCAGGGGCGGGTGCGGCATGCGCGGCGGCTTCCCGAACTGGAAGACGAGATGTGCGACTTCGGCACGGACGGCCTGTCGCAGGGGCGCTCGCCCGACCGGGTGGATGCGCTTGTCTGGGCGATCACGGAACTCATGCTTGGGCGCACAGGCGTGCCGCGCATACGGAATTTTCTTTGAAATCAAAGGTGAAAGCCAAGCCCGATCTCGTGCGGGCTTGGAGCATTGTCCATCACTTACCCAAAGGAGCGATCTGAAATGGCAGAGGTCATCTGTACGCATGAGGAGTGCGAAAGCATTCTTCTCTGCGACAAAACAGCATCGTCGACGACCCCCTTCATCCGCAGGTTCTGCGAGGAAGCCGATGGGAGCGTTCGGGTCGAAGATCTCGATCTAGACGGAAGTGTCTACACTATTCAGGGCGAGATCGGCGCTTGCGGAGACAGGCACGATCTTGAAAAGCAGGTCATGTGCGACAGCGCGGGGATGACCTTCCTGCGATGGTACGTCACGCGTGACGGGGAGGCGACCGGCGAATTCTTCGATACCGATCTTGCCGGCGCCGACGTCGTGCCCACCGATCCCGTAAAGGTGGGCGATTGCTGCGGTTGCGCAACTTCGACGACGCAACCGATGTGCGATGCGGGGACACCCGCGGAAGAGCCGGTTAACCTCAGTCTCTCTGGGCTGTCCTGCCCAGCAAACGGGACGTCGTCCAACAGCGTCAATTGGCAGGTGGACCAGTGCGACTCCACCCAGATCGGCCAGCCCCCGACGGAAATACTGCTTCTCGGCCAGGCAGGTGACGGTCCAGTGCAGACATGGACATTCGACCGCGCGGTCGATCTGGAATTCGACCTGCGCCCCTCGACATCCGGCGCTGTTGGCTGCGTCGAGTTGCCGCCGGGGACCGAGGTTGTACAGCTTGATCCGGTAGGGGGCATGACATGGGACCCGGCCACCAGGCAGGCGTGCAGCACCGCCAACACATCGTTTAGAGCAGCGAACCGCTTTCGAATTGAGAATATTACCAGCTTTACTCTCAACGCGCTTGATTTGGGGGCGGCCTCGTGGGGGCTGGTTGGGCTGACCGTAGCACCCGCAGCATCTGGGCCTATCCAATTTCTAAGGCATCTCTGCCTCGATTGCGATGGCAACGTGCTCTCTTTCACCGACACCACGATTGACGGTAGTGACTATACTCCGCAAGGGGAGGTGAACGTCGGCGAGTGCTCCAGTTCCAGCGATTCCGACGGTATCACTTCGACGACGCAGGCGCTTTGCGATGTACTGCCCACGCCCCCTGTTGCCCCGTATACATTTGATTTCGCCGCGAGCAACGAGGGGATAACATCCACGCCGGTGACGCAGGCCACCGCCCCCAACGGGGTCGTATATTCGATCAACCAGGGCTCCTGGTCGCCCAACGGCGGTGACCCGGGCTATTTTTCCCTTGGCAACAACACCGATACGCACCAGTGGACCTTCCACAACGGGCCCGTCGATCTGGAATTCGATATCCGTGATACGCAGCTTACGCTGCTTTCCAAGTATCTGCAGTTCCCACAGGACACGGTGATGCTGGAGGTGACGCAACCCAATGTTACCTGGGATGACGTCGCCAAACGACTGCGCCGCGACCCCCTCTTCACGAATACCGCATCCCCCAATCGTTTCCGGCTGACGAATGTCACCAGTCTTGCTCTCAGCGCCCCCAATGCATTGGCTTCCTGGGGATTGTTCGGGCTGACGGTTACGCCACGGAGCAGCGGCCCTGATCCGGTGCAGTTCCTGCGGCACATCACGTTCGACAGCGGTGGAGACGTTCTTTCTGTCGTGGATGTGAATCTGGACGGCACGGCCTACCAGGTACAGGGGCAGGTTCAGCTTTGCGGCTAGCCGCGCAAGGGAAATCCCTGCGGCAATATCACTATGACGATTGAAGATCGACGACCGCGCGATGGCTGCCCGATAGCCCGCGCCGGTATCGTGACTTTCCAATCGCAAGCAATCCGAGCTGGGCGGCCCGAGTGCCGCCCTTTCCAATTTCTCCCCCAATTTACTGGAGCGGCCCGAAATGGCTAGGACCACATGCGTATACACCGAATGCGAGACCTTCCTGCTTTGTGACAAGGTGGGGACGGCCTCGACGCCGTTCATCCGCAGGATCTGCAGGGATGCCGACGGCACCATCCAGCCGCCCGAGGACACCGATCTGGACGGCGCCGCCTACCAGGTGCAGGGTACGGTCGGAAGCTGCGAGAACGGCACCGACCTTGAGATGAAGGTCATGTGCGACGATGGCACGGTGAGCTTCCTGCGCTGGTATGTATCGCAGGACGGGCAGCCGACGGGCCAGTTCTTCGACACCGACCTTGACGGCGTGGCCTATACCCCCTCGGACCCCGCGGCGGTAAGCGTCGGCCCATGCCCGCAGGACCCCGAATGCGCGCCGACGCCGACGACGCAGCTCCTCTACGACATCCGTTCCGACGGCACGGTTGTGCCGTTCCTGCGGCACATGGTGGTGGATTGCGAGGGCAATGTCCTTGAGACCCACGACACCGGGCTCGACGAGCAGGACTATGTCGTCGACCCCAACGGCGAGGTGGTGGCGCAGCCGCCGGGGGCGCCGAAGTGCGAGGCCCTCCTTTTGTGCGACAAGGTGGGGACGGCCTCGACGCCGTTCATCCGCAGGATCTGCAGGGATGCCGACGGCACCATCCAGCCGCCCGAGGACACCGATCTCGACGGCGCGGCCTATCTGATTCAGGGTGAAGTTGGAAGCTGCGAGAACGGCACCGACCTTGAGATGAAGGTCATGTGCGACGGCGGGACGGTGAGCTTCCTGCGCTGGTATGTATCGCAGGACGGGCAGCCGACGGGCCAGTTCTTCGACACCGACCTTGACGGCGTGGCCTATGTTCCGACCGCGGCGGTGAGCGTCGGCCCGTGCCCGCAGGACCCCGAATGCGCGCCGACGCCGACGACGCAGCTCCTCTACGACATCCGGGCTGACGGCACGGTTGTGCCGTTCCTGCGGCACATGGTGGTGGATTGCGAGGGCAATGTCCTTGAGACCCACGACACCGGGCTCGACGGGCAGGACTATGTCGTCGACCCCAACGGCGAGGTGGCGGCGCAGGCGCCGGGGGCGCCGAAGTGCGAGGCCCTCCTTTTGTGCGACAAGGTGGGGACGGCCTCGACGCCGTTCATCCGCAGGATCTGCAGGGATGCCGACGGCACCATCCAGCCGCCCGAGGACACCGATCTGGACGGCGCCGCCTACCAGGTGCAGGGAGCGGTCGGAAGCTGCGAGAACGGCACCGACCTTGAGATGAAGGTCATGTGCGACGGCGGGACGGTGAGCTTCCTGCGCTGGTATGTATCGCAGGACGGGCAGCCGACGGGCCAGTTCTTCGACACCGACCTTGACGGCGTGGCCTACGCCCCGACCGCGGCGGTGAGCGTCGGCCCATGCCCGCAGGATGCGGAATGCGCGCCGACGCCGACGACGCAGCTTCTCTACGACATCCGTGCCGACGGGACGGTTGTGCCGTTCCTGCGGCACATGGTGGTGGACTGCGAGGGCAATGTCATCGAGACCCACGACACCGGGCTCGACGGGCAGGACTATATCGTCGACCCGAACGGCGAGGTGGTGGCCCAGCCGCCGGCGGAGGAGCCATGTGCCGCGACGGTGCATGCCCGCGAGATGTGCGACCTGAGGCCCGATGTCGAGCCCAACGAGGAGGGGCAGCGCTGCGCGGTGCGGTTCTTCCGCAACTATGTCTATGACTGTGAAGGCAACTTTGTACGGCACTACGACACGGATGCCGAAGGACAACCATATCAGCCGGTCGCGGGGGCCGACTGCCCCAACGGCCTCACACCATCTTTGGTAGAGCTTGAATGGCCACAGACGAATGTCATCGCTGACCCGGCTGGGCAGGAAGGACACGATTACATTTATACCGTGACCAATCCCAGGACGGGCGAGGAAGCACAGATCAAGCTCAACACGGTCACGGCTGCCTCCACAACCCCAGGAGGGGAGTGTGAAGCGTGGCAGCCCGGGAACAATGTGGTGGTGAACGCGCCGATCGGCCACGGAGAGCCCGAAAGCCGATTCACTTTCACGCTCGACGAGGTAGCGCAGCGCATGACAAGCCTGCGCCTCGACTTTGTCGACCTCGACCATTGGGAGGGCGTGCGGAGCCTCGATCCGGTGCCAGACCGCGTGGATTTCAGCGACGGCGAAGGCGTATGGGTGCCTGGGACCGGCGACATCGACGCTATTGGCGAGAACGTCACGGCACATGCCTATTATGACAATCCGCCGGCTACCATAACGCACCTCTACCGCAATGCGGGAGGCGGCTTCGCCTGCCATGCCGCTGCCTTCCAGGGCATCACCTACGCTTCCGGCCCCGCCTGCAATTGCATCGAGTGTGAAAACTGTGAGCCGACGGCGACAACGCAGCTTCTCTACGACATCCGTGCCGACGGCACGGTTGTGCCGTTCCGGCGCGACACGGTAGTGGACTGCGAGGGCAACATTCTGTCTTCCAACGACACCACGCTCGACGGGCAGGACTATGTAGTCGACCCCAACGGGCAAGTGGTGCCCCAGCCGCCGGCCTGTGCCTCGACAGTGCACGCCCGCGAGATGCGCGACCTGAGGCCCGATGTCGAGCCCAACGAAGAGGGGCAGCGCTGCGCGGTGCCGTTCTTCCGCAACTATGTCTATGACTGTGAAGGCAACTTCGTACGGCACTACGACACGGATGCCGAAGGGCAACCATATACGCCGATCGCGGTCGCCGACACCACTGATGGCATACCGTCCCTGGTGGAGCTTGAATGGCCACAGACGAATGTCATCGCTGACCCGGATGGGCAGGAAGGACACGATTACATCTATACCGTGACCAATCCCAGGACGGGCGAGGAAGCGCGGATCAAGTTCAACACCGTAACGGCCCCGGGTGGGAGCACTCCTTGCGGCGCCAATTGGCAACCCGGGCAGAATGTGTCGGTGAACGCGCCGCTCGGCCATGCAAATCCCGAAAGCCGATTTACTTTCACGCTCGACGAGGTGGCGCAGCGCATGACGAGCCTGCGCCTCGACTTTATCGACATCGACCCTTGGGAGGGCGTGCGGAGCCTCGATCCGGTGCCAGACCGCGTGGAGTTCATCGACGGCGAAGGCGTATGGGTGCCTGGAACCGGCGACATCGATGCTCTCGTCCAGAACATCACCGCACGTGCCTACTACGACAATCCGCCGGCCACCATCACGCACCTCTACCGCAATGCGGGCGGCGGCGTCGCCTGCCATGCCGCAGCTTTCCAGGGTCTGACTTACGCTTCCGGCCCCTACTGCAATTGCGGCTGCTCCGGCGGCGGGGGCGGATCGGATTGTGTGACGGCGACGACGCAGGTGCTCTGCGATGTGCAGCCCGCCACCGCTGTCACCCCGTATACATTTGATTTCACTGAGAGCGATGCGGGGATAACATCCACGCCGGTGACGGAGGCCACCGCCCCCAACGGGGTGGTATATTCGATCAACCAGGGCATATGGTTCGACACTGAAACGAGCGCGTTTATCCTGGGCAGCGGCAAGGACCCCGAGCACTTGTGGACCTTCCACAACGGGCCCGTCGATCTGGAATTCGATGTTCGCGGGATGCATGTTTCGAATAACGCCAAATATCTGCAGTTTCCGGAAGGCACGGAAGCGATGCAGGTGACACAGCCGTATTTTTACTGGGACCCTGTCACGTACCGGCTGTACCGCCGATCCGGCGGCGCGACCAACATCCATTATCCCAACCGGTTCCGGCTTCGGAATGTCACAAGCCTTGCCTTCACTGCAGGCGACCAGACCACGCTGAGCCAGTGGGGGATGATGAGCCTCACGATGACGCCGGTGGTCGACACTCCCGCGCCCGTACAGTTCATGCGGCATACCTCCACCGATTGCGGTGGGAATGTGCTTGCCGTGACGGACTGGACGCTGGACGGCAGCAGCGAGTACCAGCCGCAGGGGCAGGTTCAGCTTTGCAGCGATTGTGTGACGACGACGCAGGTGCTTTGCGATGTGCTGCCCACGCCCGCTGTTGCCCCGTATACATTTGATTTTGCCACGAACAACGAAGGGATAACATCCACGCCCGTGACGGAGGCCACCGCCGAAAACGGGGTGGTATATTCGATCAATCAGGGCATATGGTTTGGCCCAGCAACCGTCACCCCAGGCCTCTTTCTCTTGGGCGACGAGACCAATCACCATGTGTGGCACTTCCACAACGGGCCGGTCGATCTGGAATTCGATATTCGCGAGATCGAGTTTGGGGTAGATCCCAAATACCTGCAGTTTCAGGTGGACGTGGAAATGCTCGAGGTGACGCAGCCGCTTGTCTTCTGGGACGCTACCACGCACCGGCTGCACCGCCAACCCGGCAGCGGAGCCGACATCAAACGTTCCAACCGGTTCCGGCTTCGGAATACCCTAAGCCTTGACCTCTCTCCAAGCCCCGGTACCACGCTGAACGGCTGGGCGATGGTCGGACTGACGGTGACGCCAGCGGTCATCACTCCCGATCCCGTGCAATTCCTGCGGCACACCACGCTCGATTGCGGTGGAAACGTTCTTTCTACCGCAGATGTGTGGCTGGATGGCGCCCCGTACCATCCACGCGGTCAGGTCCAGTTCTGCGATTGAGCGGGCAAGGGCCATCGCGCCACACGGCGCCGTTCCTTATCGCGGGACGAGACGTGCGGCTTTAGCGTTGATGGCCATCGCGGGGCGTTCGCCTGACAGGTGGACGCCCCCGTTCAAGCCAGCAGGGAACTGATGCCGGCCGCCCCGGCGAGCCGCGCACAGGCAACTTTTCCTGAAACGAGAGCATCGCCGGGCCGACGACAGGCGGCCCGGCTCATCGATCATTCTCAGCTGAAAGGAGCGAGAGGACATGGCAGAGGCCCTCCGTATGCATGAAGGGAAAGGCTTTCTTCCCGGCGACAAAACCCGCAGCGTCCCGTGTGCGGGCGGCGTGTCGCCGCTCGGGGTCATGGATCTGGGTGCGCCTAGCGCCTTCCGCGGGGTTTCCGCGCATCTTGCCGCGCGCGTGCCGTGAGCCGTCATTTCCCGATGACCGATCCGTTCCGCTTCCGGCCCGAGCATCGGCCGGGGGCGGATGGAGAAGAGGACTGGGCGGACAACCGCCTCTCCAACTTCATGGCATGGGCGGCCGTGCACGCGCTGCCCCGCTGGTGCGCCGTCGAAAGCCATTGGACGGTGCGCATGACCGAGCTTCTGTGGGCGGACTGCCCGTGTTGTCTCGGGTTTCGTTTCATGACGATCGGCGCGGTGGGCGGGTTTGCGCTCGGGCTGCTGATCGGAATCTTCGTGAACTAACCAGGAAAGGAGTCTCACATGGGTTGTGGATGCGGAAAACGTTTTGCGGTGAATGCGGTGCGGGCGGGTATCGTGCCGCTGCCGTCGAACTCGGCGAAGGGCGACGGGCAGACCGTTAACGGTCAGGCGCTCGACGTGCGTTCTCAGGGTTTGAAGCAACCTGCTGCGGAGGCGGATGCCGGGACGGGAGCGCCCAAGCCCGCATGACGCGCTGCCCGAGCGCCGGCGTGGCCGTGCAGGTCTGAAGCGCGGCCTGCCGGCGCCGACCCGATCTAATCCGATAGGAACCGCATATGGCTTGGAATTGGCCCTGGGCACGAATCCGGGGGGAGAAGGAAGTTGCCGTCGAGCGCAAGCAGGCGGCAGGCTACGGCTTCGTGGCACTTCACCGGGAGGGTGAGGCCCTGTGGACGCGGCGCGACTATGCCTCGCTGGCACGCGAGGGGTTCATGCGCAATCCCGTCGCCCACAGGGCGGTGCGGCTGATCGCGGAAGCCGCTGCGGCGGTGCCGTGGCTGGCATATGAGGGGGAGGCGGAGCTTGACCGGCATCCGCTGCTCGAGCTTCTGGCGCGGCCGAACCACGGCCAAGCGGGGACGACGTTCATGGAGGTGCTTTACGGGCACCTGGTCCTTTCCGGCAACGCCTATGTGGAGCTTGTCGAGGCGGCGACGGGCGCACGCGAGATGCACCTGCTGCGCCCGGACCGGGTGACGGTGGTCGCCGACAGCGCCGGTTGGCCGGTGGCGCTGGAGCATCGGGCGGGAACCGTCAAGCGGCGGGTGTCGCTGGAGGAGGAAGGCGCGGGGCTGCATCTGACGCTCTTTCATCCGCTCGACGACCACTACGGATTCGCGCCGCTGGCGGCCGCCCTGCAGGCGCTCGACACCCACAATGCCGCGGCGCGGTGGAACAAGGCACTCCTGGACAACTCGGCACGGCCTTCCGGCGCGCTGGTCTATGCGACGAAGGAAGGCGCAAACCTTTCCAACGAGCAGTTCGACCGGCTGAAGGCGGAACTCGAACACGGGTACTCCGGGGCGGCGAAGGCCGGGCGGCCGCTGCTGCTCGAAGGCGGGCTCGACTGGAAGGCGATGAGCCTTTCCCCACGCGACATGGACTTCATGGAGGCCAGGAACGGCGCAGCGCGCGACATCGCCCTGGCGCTCGGCGTGCCGCCAATGCTTTTGGGGATCCCCGGCGACAATACCTACGCGAACTACCAGGAGGCGAACCGCGCCTTCTACCGGCTGACCGTGCTGCCGCTGGTCGGAAGGATAGCCAAGGAGCTGGGCGGGTTCCTCGCGCCCCGCTTCGGCGGCGATGTGCGGCTGTGGTTCGACGCAGACCAGGTGGAGGGGCTTTCGGCCGAGCGCGAGGCGCTGTGGGCGCGGGTGAGCGAGGCGAGCTTCCTGAGCGACGACGAGAAGCGCGAGGCCGTGGGGTACGGCGCTGTGGGCGGTTGAGCGTAAGAGCAAGGGCGTTCGTGGGGCTGGGATGACGAAATGAAGGATCAAGGGATGATCGGACTGAGCGAGGCGGCCTGGCTGTGGGTGGCCAAGGCCGGAGGGGCGATTGCCGGATCGGCGATCTCCCTCGCATACCTGCTGCCGAGCGGCCGGCGGGAGGCGGCGATCCGCTTCGCCGTTGGCGTGGTCTGCGGCGTTATCTTCGGCGGCGCGGCGGGGCTGAAGATCGCCGCCGAGCTGGGGCTTGCCGGCAAGCTGGCGCCGGGCGAGGTGGTGCTTATAGGCTCGGCGGCGGCGAGCTTGTGCGCCTGGAGCGCCATCGGCTTCGTGATGCGGCTTTTTGCGAACGCCGCGAGACGGCGGGAAGCGAGGAACGTGCGATGAGCATCTCTATCGGGGCGGACGAGCGCAAATATGCGGGGCTCGACGTGGAGCAGGTGGAGCGCGACGGATCGTTCTCCGGTTATGCGAGCCTGTTCGGGCGCGTGGATCTGGGCCGCGACGTCGTGGAGCGGGGGGCGTTCGCCGAATCCCTCGAAAAGCGCGGGGCAGGCGGGATCAGGATGCTGTTTCAGCACGATCCGAACCAGCCGATCGGAGCCTGGAAGGAGATCCGCGAGGACGCGCGGGGATTGTTCGTGCGCGGCAAGCTGGCGGCCGGGGTGAGCAAGGCGCGCGAGGTGCTGGAGCTGATGCGCGACGGGGCGCTGGACGGGCTTTCCATCGGGTTCCGCACGGTGCGGGCCGTCAACGAGCCGCGGACTGGGATCAGGCGCATCAAAAAGGCGGACCTTTGGGAGATTTCCGTGGTGACGTTTCCCATGCTGCCGGAGGCGCGGGTGGAGGCGGTGAAGGATTTCACCGGCCTTCCGAGCCCGCGCGAATTCGAACGTTGGCTGACGCGGGATGCGGGGCTGACGCGGAGCGAGGCCAAGACGGTGATTGCGCGCGGCTTCGCCCATCTCCTGCGCGAGCGGGACGCCGCGCCGGGAACGCCGGAGCGCCTGGCGGCGACCATCCGCCGGGCGGCCAGACTTTTTCACCAACGAGGATCGGAAAATGACTGAGACGAACAAGGGCGTCCTGGAAGTGAAGTCGGCGGGGCCGATCGGCGACGTGAGCGGCGCCTTCGAGGACTTCATGACCTCCTTCGAGGCCTTCAGGGAGGCGAACGATGAGCGGTTGGCCGAGATCGAGCGGCGCTCTGCCGCTGACCCGGTGACGAGCGAAAAGGTGGACCGCATCTCGCAGGCGCTCGACGAGCATAAGAAGGTGCTGGACCGGGTCGTACTGAAGCGGGCGCGGCCGGCGCTCGGGCAGCGCGATGCCGTCGGCGCGCTTGAGCATCTGGAGCACAAGCAGGGCTTCGAGAGCTACATCCGCACCGGCGACGAGCGGCAGCTGCGCGCACTCGAGGAGAAGGCGATGTCCTACGGCTCCGGCCAGGACGGCGGCTATCTGGTGCCGGAGGAGACGGAGGCGATGATCGGCAGGAGGCTTGCCGAGATTTCGCCGATCCGCTCGATCGCTTCCGTGCGGAAGGTGTCCACGGCGGTGTTGAAGAAGCCGTTCGCCGTCACCGGGCCGGCGACGGGCTGGGTGGGCGAGACGGCGCCTCGGCCGGAGACGGCGTCGAGCACGCTGGACGAGCTTTCCTTCCCGACGGCCGAGCTTTACGCCATGCCGGCGGCGACCGCCGCCCTTCTGGAGGACAGCGTGGTCGATCTCGACGCGTGGATCGCAGGCGAGATCGAGACAGCGTTCGCCGAGCAGGAGGGGGCGGCGTTCGTCAACGGAGACGGGACGAACAAGCCGCGCGGCTTCCTCGACTATCCGCAGGTTGCGGACGAGGCCTGGAACTGGGGGAATGTCGGTTATCTGGCGACAGGGAATGCAGCCGGGTTGCCGTCGATGGCACCGTCGGACAAGCTCATCGACCTGATCTATGCGTTGAAGGCGGGTTACCGCCAGAACGCGGATTGGGTGATGAACCGCAAAACCCAAGCCACGCTGCGCAAGCTGAAGGACGCCGACGACAATTACCTGTGGCAGCCGCCGGCTACCCCCGGCAGCCGGGCGATGCTGGCCGGCTTTCCGGTGGTGGAGGCCGAGGAGATGCCGGACATTGCGGCGAATGCCACGCCGATCGCCTTCGGTGACTTCGGGCGCGGTTATCTGGTGGTCGACCGGACGGGCGTGCGGGTTCTGCGCGATCCCTATTCGGCGAAGCCCTACGTGCTGTTCTACACGACCAAGCGCGTGGGCGGGGGCATCCAGAACTTTGAGGCGATCAAGCTCTTGAAGGTGGAAGCCTAGCGGCGATGCAGGTGGGCGCTCGTGCCTGCGGCGCGCGTCATCCCGGCCGAGCGAAGCGAGAGCCGGGTCCATTCCGTGACGTCGAGGTTCCGGCCAGCTTCGCCGGAGCTTCAGCGAGGCGAGAATGGGTCCCGGATAGTCTCCGCTTTGCTCCGATTTCCGGGATGACGGCGCCGGAGCGGTGAGTTGCCCTTGACGGCCCCGGTCTCCTCCCGCCGGGGCCGTCATCCATTCGATCATCCCAAAGAGAGACATTTTATGACGCTGTTTCGAACGGTCGAGCCGGCCGCCGAGCCGGTCTCGCTTGTCGAGGCGAAGGCGCATTTGCGCATTGCCCACGACAGCGAGGACGGGCTGATTTCCGGGCTTATCCGCGCTGCGCGCGAAGAGGTGGAGCGGGTGGCAGGCATGGCACTGATCGACCAGGCCTGGCGGTTGGTGCTCGACCGGTGGCCACTAGGCGGGATCGTGCTTCTCAGGCGCACGCCGGTGCGGGAGGTGTTGTCGGTGACCGTGTTCGACGGCGACGGGGCGGCGACGGTGCTGGCGCCGGAAGACCATCAGCTCGACGCGGTGTCTTCTCCGGCGCGGCTCCATCTCGAGGAAAGGCCAGCGCCGGGGCTGGCGCTGAACGGGATCGAGATCGATTTTTCGGCAGGTTTCGGCGAGGCGGGGACGGACGTTCCGGATCTTCTGAAGCGGGCGATGCTGATCCTGATGGCGCATTGGTATGAGTTCCGAGGTGCTTTCGGCGCCGATGGCCAACCCGTGTCCATTCCCGACGAATATCGGCGGCTGATCGCCGCCTGGCGGGGGCCGAGGCTTTGATGGGTGTCATGTTTATCGATCCGGGACGGCTGCGCACCGAGCTGGTGCTGGAGGCAGCGGTGACGGCGGCGGACGGCGCCGGCGGACACACGGAAAGCTGGCAGGAGGTGGCGACGGTGTTTGCGCATGTCGAGCCGGTAAGGGCGACAAACTTTTTCGGCGCCGGGCAGGCGCATGAAGAGGTGACGCACCGGGTAACGCTGCGTTTTCGCGACGACGTGGCAAGCGGCATGCGTTTCGTGAAGGAGGGGCGGGTGCTGGAGATCGTCACGGTGCGGGATGCCGACGAGACGGGACGCTATCTCGTCTGTCGTGTGCGGGAGGAGGGACGATGAAGGTGACGATGCGGCTGACGCTGGACGGGCTGGTGCGGGCTATGCGGACGAAAGTGCACACCGTGGCGGGCACTGTTGAGAGCGGGGCACGGCCGGACGCCGGAAGGGCGGTGCGGATGCGCCGCGAAGCGCTCCGGCGGGCGAATACGCGCAGGCGGGGAGGAAGGCATGAGCGCAGCGACACTTGATCTGCAGGAGGCGGTATTCGCCGCGCTCACGAACGACGCCGCGCTGGTGGCCGCGCTTGGCGGGGTGCGGTTTCATGACCTGACGCCGGCGGGGCTTTCCTTTCCGTACGTCACCTTCGGTCGAGCGACGGCCTATGACTGGAGCACGGGAACGGAGGAGGGAAGCGAGCACTTCTTCACGCTCAACACTTGGTCGAAGAGGAAGGGGCGGCGGGAGGTGCTGGCGCTGATGGAACTGGTGCGCGGCGCGCTGCACGGGGAGGAGTTGGGGTTGGCGGGGCATCGGCTTGTCAATCTGCGGCTGGAGTCCTCGGAGGTCAGGTACGACGAGGACCTCGGCGCCTATCACGGGGCGCTGCATTTTCGGGCGGTGGTGGAGGCGTAGCTTCCCGCGCCACCCTTGAGAGCATTTCACTCACATCGAAGGAGGCCCATGGATGGGTGCGCAGAAGGGGAAGGACCTGCTCCTCAAGCTGGACGAGGACGGGCAGGGGCGTTTCGTCACCGTGGCGGGACTGCGGACGAAGAGGCTGGCCTTCAACAGCGAGACGGTGGACATCACCGATGCGGATTCGGTGGGCAGGTGGCGGGAGCTGCTCGCCGGTAGTGGCGTGCAGCGGGCCTCCGTCAGCGGGTCGGGGATATTTAAGGACGCACAATCGGACGCGATGATCAGGGGCCGGTTCTTTGCCGGCGAGATCGCGGCCTGGCAGTTCGCCATTCCCGATTTCGGAACCGTTTCAGGGGGCTTTCAGATCACCGCGCTTGAGTATTCGGGCAGTCACGACGGGGAAGTGACGTTCGAGATCGCGCTGGAATCGGCGGGGCCGGTGAGCTTCGCGGTGGCACCATGAGCGTGAACAGGCGGCGCGGCGAGGTGGCGGCCAGGCTCGACGGACGTGAGTATCGGCTGTGCTTGACACTGGGGGCGCTGGCGGAGCTGGAGGCGGCATTCGAAGCCGAGGACCTGAACCGGCTGGTGGAGCGGTTTTCGAGCGGCCGGCTTTCGGCACGGGATATGGCGGCGGTGATTGCCGCGGGTCTGCGCGGCGGCGGCCACGAGGTGAGCGACGAGGACGTGCGGGCCATGCGCTGCGAGGGAGGCGCGGCGGGTTTTGCAGCGCTTGTCGGAGAATTGCTCTCCGTGACGTTCGGGGCGGGGGCGCCGGAGGGAGGTCGGGGCGAAAACCCTTAGACGCCGCAGCGGGAGCAAGGAGGCCCCCCTTTCCCTGGCGGGAGGTGATGGGGACGGCCTTCGGCCTGCTGCGGCTGTCGCCGGCCGCCTTCTGGGCGATGACGCCGCTCGAATTCAACGCCGCGCTGGAGGCGCTGGGGCTTGCAAGGGAGCAAGCGCCCGGTCGGGCGGAGCTTCACCGGCTGATGCGGCTTTTCCCGGACAATCAGGAGACATGGGATGGCGGATGAAGTGCGGGTGCCGATCGTCGCCGATACGGCGCCATTCGAGGCGGCACTGGAGAACCTGACAGGGCTTTCGGAGAGCTTTGGGACGCAACTGACGGGGGCGCTGAAGGGCGCGGTGGTGAGCGGCAAGTCGCTGGAGGACGTGCTGCGCAAGATCGGGCTCAATCTGGCAGGCATGGCGCTGGAGCAGGGACTGCGACCGTTGCAGAGCCTGGCGGGCGGGCTGCTCGGTGGGCTCCTCGGCGGTGTGCTGCCTTTTGCCAAGGGCGGGGTCGTGCCCTTTGCGGGCGGGGGTGTGGTTTCGGCGCCGACCTATTTTCCGGCCGGGCGGAACATCGGGCTGATGGGGGAGGCGGGGGCGGAAGCGATCTTGCCCCTGCAAAGGACGGCGGACGGACGGCTTGGCGTGGCGTCGGGCGGCGGCGCGGCGGCGCCGACCATCGTGTTCAATGTGACGACGCAGGATGCGGCCTCCTTCCGCAAGTCGGAGGCACAGGTCGCGGGAATGCTGACGCGGGTGGTCACAAGGGGGACACGTGGGTTGTGAGGCGGATGAGTCGGCGCTTCCATCTCTTGGCCGCTTATCCTCGGGTCAGATCTGAGGATCCGTGGCCAAGGGATTCAAACCGTACGGAAAACAGCCTCCTAAAAAATGCATATCTGAAGTGAGGCAGGAGCCAATGCAGAGCTTTCACGACGTCCGCTTTCCGCTCGGCGTCTCTTTTGGCGCGACCGGCGGGCCGGAGCGGCGCAACGAAATCGTGCAGCTTTCCTCGGGGCGGGAGAAGCGCAATGCGCGAGTTAGCCGTTCGCGCCGGCATTACGATGCGGGAACGGGAGTGCGCTCGATCGAGGACCTGTACGCGGTGCTGGGCTTCTTCGAGGCGCGGCGGGGATCGTTGCATGCCTTTCGGTTTCGCGATCCGTTCGATTGGAGGTCGTGCGGTCCGCAGGAGGCGCCTTCCGCGTTCGATCAGGTGATTGGCGTGGGCGATGGGGTGCGGGAGCGATTTCGCATGGTGAAGACCTATGGAGAGGGAGCAGACGCTTATGAGCGGGTGATCGCCAGGCCGGTGGCGGGGAGCGTCCTTGTCGCGGTGGCGGGGGAGCCGAAGGTGATCTCAGCCGATTATTCGATCGACGCGGAGACGGGGGAGGTGGTCTTCGTTGCCGGAGCCGTTCCGGCGGACGGCGAGGAAGTGACGGCGGGATACGAGTTCGACGTTCCGGTGCGCTTCGACATCGAACGGTTATCGGCGAGCGTGACGACGTTCAAGGCGGGGCAGATCCCATCCATTCCACTGGTGGAGGTGTTGTGATGCCCGTGGCGGCGGCCCTTGCGGCGCATCTGGAAGGCGAGGTTACGACGCTGTGCCATTGCTGGCGGCTGACCCGCAGCGACGGCACCGTAATGGGTTTTACCGATCATGACCGCGAGGTCGTCTGCGACGGCATGGCGTTTATGCCGGAGACGGGGCTTTCGGCGAGCGAAGCGCGGCGTTCACTGGGGCTGGCGGTGGACACCGTGGACGTGGAGGGGGCGCTGTCGGCACTGGATATCGAGGAGGCCGACATCCTGGCGGGGGTCTATGACGGGGCAAGAGTGGAGACGCTGCTGGTCAACTGGCAGGACGCCAGCCAGTTCGCGCGGCTGCGCCGCGCGGTGATCGGGCAGATCGCCCGGCGCGACGGACGCTTCGTGGCGGAACTGGAAAGCCCGGAGCGGGCGCTGGACCAGACCAACGGGCGCACCGTACGGCGGAGCTGCGATGCGGAACTGGGGGATGCGCGGTGCGGGGTCGATCTCGATGCAGGGGGATTCCAGGGCAACGGAATTCTGGAGGGGGTGAACGGCAACAGCGTCATCGTCTCCGGGCTCGATGCGTTTGAAACGGGCTGGTTCACGAATGGGGTTGTGACCTGGATGTCCGGCGCGAGCGCCGGGCGCCGCGAGCGCGTGGCGGCGCATCGCAAGGGGGTGGACGGCGTGGTGCTCGACCTTTGGTGGGACGCGGCGGCGGCGGTGGCGCCGGGGGATGCGCTGACGGTCGTCGCGGGCTGCGACAAGCGGTTTTCGACCTGCAAGGCGAAATTTGCCAACAGCGCGAATTTTCGCGGCTTTCCGCATCTACCGGGGAACGACGCTGCCTATAGCTACGTCACCGAGGAACAGACGTTTGACGGCGGTCCGTTGGTGGAATGAGCAGAGCGGAGAGGGCCGCCTTGGACGAGGCGGTGGTGGACGAGGCGTTGTCCTGGGTGGGCACACCGTATCGGCACCAGGCAAGCAGCAAGGGGATTGCCTGCGATTGCCTTGGGCTGGTGCGCGGGGTCTGGCGGGCGCTCTATGGGGCGGAGCCGGAGGCAGCTGGCCCCTACAGCATGGATTGGGCGGAGACCGGGGGCGGGGAGCGGCTTTTTGCGGCTGCCCGACGGCATTTCGTGGAATGCGCGGACGGTGGGCTGGAGGCGGGGCGGGTGGTGCTTTTCCGCTGGCGGCCGCATCTGCCGGCCAAGCATGCGGGCATTCTCGCTGGCGAGGACGCGTTCGTCCATGCCTATGAAGGGCAGGCGGTGGTGGTGTCTCAACTCGTACCGCAGTGGCGGCGGCGGATCGCCGGCGTGTTCGCGTTTCCTGCAACGGGAGAGAGATAGGCCAGATGGCGACAATCGTTCTGCAGGCCGCCGGCGCCTTTCTGGGCGGGGTGCTGGGGCCGGTTGGCTCGGCGATCGGCTCGGCAGCGGGAGCCATGGCGGGCTACGTGATCGACCGGGCGATCATCGACTCGACCAAGCACTACGAGGGGCCGCGGCTCGCGGCGGCGCGGCCGCTGACGGCGGAGGAAGGAGCGCCGTTGCCACGGGTCTACGGAACTGTACGTGTGGGCGGGACGCTGATCTGGGCGACGCACTTCGAGGAGAGGAGCAGGACGGAGCGGCAGGGCGGAAAAGGGGGACCGAAGGTCACGACCTATTCCTATTTCGCCAACGCGGCCTTTGCGCTGTGCGAGGGCGAGATCGCAGGCGTGCGGCGGGTATGGGCCGACGGGCAGGAGGTCGACCGCGAGCGGCTGGAGATACGGGTCTATCAGGGCTCGCAAGACCAGCCGGTGGACCCGCTGATCGAGGCGAAGCAGGGCACAGGCAATGCGCCGGCCTATCGCGGCACGGCCTATCTGGTGATCGAGCGCTTTCCCATCGATGACTACGGGCGCCGCATTCCGCAGTTCCAGTTCGAGGTGATGCGGCCGGTGGATGGGCTCAACCGGCGCGTCCGGTCAGTGTCGCTGATACCGGGCGCGACCGAGTACGGTCTGTCGCCGACATTGGTGAAGCAGACAGGCGATCCCGGCGAGACCAGGGCGGTGAACCGGCACAATCGGGCGGCGGCGACGGACTTCGAAGCCGCGCTCGACGAGCTGCAGGCACTATGCCCAAACCTTGAGAGCGTGTCGCTGGTGGTCGCGTGGTTCGGGACGGACCTGAATGCCGGGCACTGCACCATCCGGCCGATGGTGACGCATACAAACCCGGCGGGACTTTCGCAGCCGTGGCGCGTTTCGGGCATCGACCGGGAGGAGGCACAGGTCGTCTCGCAGGTTGACGGGAGGGCCGCTTTTGGCGGGACGCCCACGGACCGCTCGGTGATGGAGGCGATCGCCGCCATCAGGCAGCGCGGACTGAAGGTGGGGCTCTATCCCTTCATCATGATGGATGTGCCGGCGGGCAACGACCTGCCGGACCCCTATGGCGGCACCGAGCAGGCGGCCTACCCGTGGCGCGGGCGTATCACCTGCTATCCCGCCCCCGGCCAGCCGGGGACCGCCGACAAAACGGCCCTTGCACGGGTTCAGATCGAGGAGCTGGCGGGGCTGGCCTCGCCGGGGCAGTTTTCGCCGGAGGCGGATTCGATTCGGTTCGCGGGCGATCCGGACGAATGGAGCTACCGGCGGCTTGTGCTGCACTATGCGCACCTGGCGGCCGCCGCCGGCGGGGTGGACACGTTTCTTCTCGGTTCGGAGATGCGCGGGCTGACGACGGTGCGTGATGGGGAGAACAGGTTCCCCTTTGTCGAGATCCTGCAAGAGCTCGCGGGCCAGGTGCGCGGCGTTCTGGGAGCGGCGACGACGATCACCTACGGGGCGGACTGGAGCGAGTATTTCGGGCATCAGCCGGCGGATGGGTCGGGGGACGTGTTCTTTCACCTGGACAGCCTGTGGGCGCATGCCGACGTCGATGCGGTGGGCATCGACAATTATATGCCGCTCTCCGACTGGCGGGATTCGGACGTGGGAGGGGAAAACCCCGACGGGTTTGCCGGGCCCTACGACCTGGAGGGACTGCGCGCCGCGATCACCTCGGGCGAGGGGTTCGACTGGTATTATGCGAGTGAGGCGGATCGGGCGGCTAGGCTACGCTCACCCATCAGCGATGGGGCTTACGGCAAAGACTGGGTGTTCCGCTACAAGGATCTGGTGGGCTGGTGGTCGAACCGCCACTTCAACCGCATCGGAGGGGTGGAGGAAGCCGAGCCCACGGCCTGGGTGCCGCAGTCGAAGCCGTTCCACTTCACCGAGCTTGGCTGCGCCGCGGTGGACAAGGGTCCGAACCAGCCGAACGTGTTTCCCGACCCGAAGTCTTCGGAGAACGTGCTTCCGCACTTTTCCAGCGGCGGGCGCTCTGACCTGGCGCAGCAGCGGTTCCTGGCCGCTCATTACGCGCATTGGGCGGATGGCGGAGCGGCAGCAAACCCGATCTCGGCAGTCTATGGCGGGCCGATGGTGGATGTCGGCGCGATCAGCCTGTGGGCGTGGGATGCGCGGCCATTTCCGGCCTTTCCGACCTACGCAGATGTCTGGGGTGACGGCGAGAACTGGGCGCACGGGCACTGGCTGAACGGCCGGCTGAGCGGCGTTTCGGTGGGCGCGCTGATCGAGGCGATCCTTGCCGACCACGGGCTTCCGGCCGCCGATGCGACGCGGGCGGACGGGACGGTGGCGGGCTATGTCGTCACCGATCCGACAACGGCTCGCGCGGCCATCGAGCCGCTGGCGACACTGTTCGGCGTCGGCGCGCGCGACGGAGAGGAGGGGCTGATATTCGCCACCGAAGGAGCGGGGGCGGGCGAAACGCTGCTGCTCGATGAACTGGTGGTGGAGGAGGGGCGTGAGATGGTGGAGCGGGTGCGCACACCCGATCATGCGCTGCCGGCACTCGCCCAACTCGATTTCCGCAATCCGCTAAACGACCACCAGTCGGCAACGGCGGCGGCGAATTATGTAGGCGCGAAGGGGAGCGGGACGAGCTTCGTCAGCTTTCCCGGCGTGCTTTCCGCCGACGAGGCGAACGGGCTGGTGCGCGACCTCCTGCGCCGCAGCTGGGACGGGCGCGAGCGCGTGGCGTTTTCCATACCGTTGACGGAACAGCGGCTGGAGGTGGGAAGCGTTTTCCGGCTGCCGAATGCGCCGCAAGGGCCGGATTATCTGGCGACGGAGATCGAAGATGGGCTGGCACGGCTGGTCAGGGCACGGCGCATCGTGCGTGTGGCGGCAGCACCCGCCTCCGGGGCCGGCATTCCCCGGCGCGAGACCGGAGAGAGCTTCGCGCCGGGGCGCCCGCACGCGCTCTTTCTCGACCTGCCGGTGCGCACGAGCGAGGACGCTCCGCAGGATCAGTTGCGCCTCGCCCTACGGGCCAAGCCCTGGCGCAGCCAAGCGGTGCTGGCTTCGCCGGAGGAGACGGGATTTGTCCTGCGCTCGACCGTGGGCCTTAGAGCAGTGATCGGCGCGCTTGTCGTGGCGCTGCCCGGCGGGGCGGCGGAAGGAAGGCGGGACAGTGCGACTGCGGTGACGGTGCGGCTTTATGATGGCGAGTTGCAGAGCTTGTCGCGGCTTCAAGTGCTGAATGGTGGGAACGCGGCGGCCGTACGCTCGCTGGCGGGGGGGTGGGAGATCCTTCAGTTCGACACGGCGGAGGAGATCTCGCCCTCGGTATGGCGGCTTGCCGGCTTGCTGCGCGGTCAACTCGGAACCAACGATGCGATGGCGGCGGGCGCCGCGGAGGGAGCACCCTTCGTGCTTCTCGACGAGGCGGTGGCTCCGGCCGGACTCAGGGCGGGGGAGATCGGCCTCGATCTCAACTGGCGGGTGGGGCCGGCGGGGTTCAACCCGTCGGAAGAAAATTTCCTGCTTGAGCGGGTTACCGGCGGCGTGCGGGCATTGCTGCCGCTGTCGCCGGTGCATCTTAAAGGGCGGATCGAGCGCGGCGACCTTTCCCTTTCCTGGGTGCGGCGCGGGCGCGTGGATGCCGATGGCTGGCTGGGTGCAGATATCCCTCTCGGAGAGGCACAGGAGCGCTACCGCGTCGAGATCGCGCCAGTGGGCGGTGCTGCCGTACGCAGCACCGACACGGCTCTCCCCCAATGGACCTACACGGCGGCGATGGCCGCCGCGGATTTCGCCGAGTTGCCGGCGGCGGTCGACGTGACGGTGCGTCAACTGAGCGCTGCAATTGGCGCCGGCCTAGCCGTGCGGCGGACAGTTGCAATGGCGTGAGGAAGTAAGGATCAGCTGGAAAGGAGTTTGCTATGAACGAAACGAAACCCTGGTATCTGTCGCGCACCATCTGGGCGTCCGTGGTGACCGTCGTCGCCGGTACGGGCGGTCTCTTGGGGATGCCTGTCGAGGAGGTCGACAATCAGGCGCTGGTGGAGACGCTGCTGCAGGCGATCACCGCCATATCCGGCCTGCTGGCGATTTTCGGCCGGCTGGCGGCCGACCGCCGCATCAACTGA